GTGCACCAATATATCAAACTGGTGATTACAATTCTCGTGCTCAATGGGAAATGCCCGGGCCCGGTAATACGAGACAATCGTTAAAATGGTTACTTTAATATTTATATAAAATAAACTTATGGCAGATACAACACTTAAAACTAGGCTTCGACGTCTATTTAATACACAGGTAGTAGTAAGACAAGTAGGTAAAGACCGATTAAAGGTAGTAGACACCAGTAGACTACAATCAGCTGGTAATCGTTATGGGGATAAATATGTAGATAGGTACGCAGGTATGCATACTAATCGTAATATAGGAGTTACCGGTATCGGTAATGCTTATAATTTCCATGCCATGAAAACGCAGTTGTATACTGATTATGAGGCAATGGATTTAGATCCAATTATAGCTTCCGCGTTAGATGTGTATGCAGATGAATCTACAGTAAAATCAGCAGATGGTGATGTTTTAGAAATCAAAACCGATAATGCAAAGATAAAATCAATATTACATAATTTATTTTATGATATATTGAATGTAGAATACAATATATGGCCATGGATACGAAATTTATGTAAGTACGGTGATTTATATCTATATTTAGATATTGATGAAGAGTTGGGAATTGTTAACGTATCGCCGGTATCTACATATGAATTAGAACGTCAAGAGAATTTTGATGAAGAAAATCCGTATGCAGTTAGATTCATAATGACCGGTGATAATACTATTTATAATCATACCGAAACTAACAATACATTTGATTCTTATTATAATCGTAACGAAACTAATAATATATTCGAATCATATGAAATAGCACATTTTCGTTTATTGTCGGATACGAACTTTCTACCATATGGTAAGTCTATGATAGAGCCTGCCAGGAAGATATTCAAGCAATTAACGTTGATGGAAGATGCGATGTTATTACAACGTATCATGCGAGCTCCAGAAAGACGCGTATTTAAGATTGATGTGGGTAATGTTAATCCTAAAGAAGTAGACGATCACATGCAACGCGTTATCGATAAAATCAAAAAAATACCTTATATAGATCAGACCACCGGGGAATATAATTTGAAGTTTAATCTTCAGAATATGTTAGAAGATTATTATCTTCCGGTTCGTGGTGGTGACAGTGGTACTACTATTGATACATTACCGGGGTTAAGTAATGATGGGCAGATTGATGATATTGAATATCTTCGTAATAAGTTAATGGCTGCACTTAAGATACCGAAAGCGTTTTTGGGTTATGATGAGGGTGTAGAAGGAAAATCTACACTTGCAGCCGAAGATGTTCGTTTTGCTAGAACAATAGAACGAATTCAAAAAGTAGTTTTGAGTGAATTATATAAGATAGCTGTGGTTCATTTATTTGTGCAAGGGTATCATGATTCTGATTTAGTTAATTTTGAATTGAATCTAACATCTCCTTCTATTATATATGAGAGACAGAAAGTAGAATTATTAAAAGAAAAAATTGATTTGGCTACATCTATGGTAGATTCTAAAATGTTTAGTTTTAAATATATTTATGAAAATATATTTAATATGAGCCAACAGCAATGGAAAAATGAGAGTGAATTGGTAGTTAATGATGCTAAACAATTATTTAGATTAGAACAAATATTAAGTGAAGGTAATGATCCTAAAATAACTAAGCAAAGTTTTGGTACTCCGCATGATATTGCATCTATGCATGTATCAACCAAATTCGATGATCCTAGAACACGTGATAATATACCTGGACCGGGTAGAAACCCAGTGTCCACCAATTTTGAGAGTGATAGGGATATAGATGGACCGGATCCGTTAGGTATAAAGGATATTTCGAATACATATGAACCTATAGATGTTAATACCAATACCAATGTTGGTGATGGTCGTTCAGATAACATTAATGATGGTATAATACGTAGTCCATTATCTAATTTTATAAAATACAATTTAGGTAATTTAAAATTATCGAGTGTGAAAAAAACACTAAATGAATCAGTCGATAACAAAGAATTAGGTACATATATGGATGAATCCGAATTAGATAAATATATTTGAAAATGTATATATTTATAAATGTAAAATACTATTAGTAGAAAAAGAAACATAATATGAGGCCAGTACGTCATTCGAAATTCAAAAATACGGGTATAATATTCGAGTTATTAGCGAGACAGATAACTGCGGATATGATGAGTGAACAAGAAAAAAGCCCTGCTGTAGGTTTGATAAAGAAATATTTTAAGAAAGGGACTGAATTAAATAAAGAGTTACATTTATATAAATTGATGTTACGTGAAACTTTCAAAAAAGAAAGTGATGCAAATGAATATATACATTCGATAATAACTACCCGTAAGAGTTTGAACGAAACTAAATTACGTAGAGAGAAATTTAATCTGATACGTGATATCACTATTAAATACGATGCAGAATCATTCTTTAAATCTAAAATAAACAATTATACTGAATTCGCTTCAATATATAAATTGTTTGAATATGATATTAAAGAAAATCCTGGAGATTTAATCAAATGTAAATCTACCTTGGTAGAATATATTTGTTCTGATAAATCAGAAGTGGTTCCTATTAAAACAGAATACGAATCATTAGATTCTGATGTTCGTAGATTATCATATAAATTCCTAGTTGAAAAATTTAATCGAAAATATTCTGTATTACTTAATGAGCAGAAGGAATTGTTGCGTGTATATATTAATAGTGTAGATGATAATATTGCTGTGAAAGAGCATATACAAAATACAATACCTAAACTTAGAAAATCGATTGAAAGTAAAATTTCTAATATTTCTGAAAAAGTAACTAAGATTAAAGTCAATGAGGTATTGAATATATTAGAAAATATCGAGAATGTTAAGAGAATACAAGAAAAGCATGTATTGAATTTGCTACGTTTTTATGAACTAGATAATGAGTTAAATTCTATATGAATAAATTAATAGTAACTAGGGACTTATATAATATTTCAAGTGATTCTGAAGAAGAGTCTAAAATTGCATTTACTGTCAATGAACCTGAAGGTGAAATGATAGCAATGAGATCGCCGGTAGGTGATTGTATCGATGTCAATAATGACGGACACTATGTAGTTCAAAAATCATATTGGCAAGATTTGGTTGATATTATGAATAGTAATGGATATGAATTACTTCATAATGAAGCTAATGTTACTGCGAATGTAGCTGGATACCAGACACCGTATGCTTTCGGAAAAGCATCAGATAAGCAAATAGAAGCATTAGGGTATAAAAAGGTGAAAAAAACTAATAGACATTTCAAGCCTATGGGAGAGAATAAAAATCGAAAGCAGTCTGCGTATTATAAATATATGTATGCACTGTATAACATCAACGAAGCTAGAGATATCAACGACCCTGCATTAGTTAAAGCGAGAGCAATGTTAGATAAATACAAATCAAACAAAGCTAAAGAAATACCTGCTGCAGAGTGGGAATCGATTGAAGATGAATTGTGGGAAATAAGTAACGACTTGCGTCTTTTGTATACGCAGCGAGCTGATATATTCAGGGAAATGGAACAAGAGGCAGGTTCGATGCCATATGATGAATTTGAAAAATCTGGACGACACAATGTGTACGGTGACGAATTGAATGATGTAGATGATTCAATTGCGAAGTTACTAAACAGGCGCGCAGAATTGGAAAATAAATTAAATACATCTATAATGGGGGAATCGATAGTAACAGAAGCGACTTCATATCGCGATTTTAAGAAAGATACTACATTGAATAATGAGCAAAAGATAAATAAATCAATACGAGAAGTCAATAAAATGCTTGCTGAAGTTGAGAAGTTGGTGCATAATAGCTATAAGCTGAAAGTAGAAACTGGATTTCAATCTGATAGTTTCTGGAAACGTTCCCGTGCAGCTTTTGGTAAAATATCAGAGAGAATGAATCGTATTTCAAATAAAATAAAAGAATTAGGACAATAATGGCTGTTATCAATAGACCGTGGAATAAATTTATTCAAGATCCTAAATACTCTAAATTACCATTAAATGAGCAAAAACGAATATATAAGTTAGAGCAAGATACTTGGAAACGCCATATTCGATTTATTGATAGTAAATTTTATCAAAATCCTAATATTTATAAATGATATGAACAATAGAAAACTATTAGTAGATTATACTCTTTTTGAGATATCACCGCAACAAATTAATGAATCGTTGACCAAGAATAGTGGTAGGTTGATTGTTTCTGGAGTACTACAACGTGCTAACGCTAAGAATCATAATGGTAGAATATACCCAAAAGATGTTTTGATGCGAGAGGCAACTAAATATACTAAGACATTCGTAAGTGAACGCCGTGCAATGGGCGAGCTGGACCATCCTGATAGTAGTGTAGTTAATTTGAGTAATGTATCACACAACGTAATTGAGATGCATTGGAATGGAGATGATTTGGTAGGTACTGTGGAAGTTTTATCGACTCCTGCAGGTAATATACTTAAAGAGTTATTTCGTTCAGGAATTCGCTTAGGCATTTCTTCAAGAGGACTGGGATCAGTTAAAGAATTATATGAAGATGATGGTGCAGTAGAAGTACAACCGGATTTCGAATTAATTGCTTTTGATTTTGTATCTAATCCATCAACTCATGGGGCATTTTTAAGTCCACAAAAAATGAATGAAGGTGTAGTTAAAGAAACGATTCGTAAATATAATTCAATCAACACGATTGTACAAGAAATTATAAAAGGAGCGTAGCTGAAAAATGGCACTAGAAGATAAAAAATCGATATATGGATTAAATCAAGATTCTAAAGAGTCTGTATTAGCGAATCCTAAATTAGAATCTCGTGAAAGTGAATATGG